AAGAGTACGAAATTCATCGCTTCCTTACAAAACCTTTGATACCACAGCTACTCTGACTACAGCAGGGGTTAGTATTAACGTCAGCCAAGTTTCAGATGCTTAAGGGGGTAACATGGCAACTACTATAGACTTCTCTACTAAGATCATATCTGTCCCACGCGCTGACATGACACTTATACAGTCAACACCTACTGAAATACGTCAGTTAAGCATAGACCAGTTCCGATTAGACCTTAAGACTATTCTAGCCACTATCGTTGGGATACCTAATCCTGACACACACCTTCGTAACCCATCGGTAACAGTTGGTGGTGTTGTTCTAGCTAGTGTTGTTGAGATGATCAACGGCTACACAGTTACGTTTGAAGATGGTCAGTACGCGGTTAACTTAGCTGGTGCTAACTCAAACATTGCAGATGTAGTTAACGTAAACCAAGTGTCTGTACGTTCGGCTAACTCTGCTGGTTTACAGGATTTATCTACGCTGTTAACTGCCGCCTATCAAGGTCAAGTCGTGTTTTCTACGGCTGGTCAATCAGGCACAGCTATCCCAGTTGGTACTCGCGCTACCCCAGTAGATAACTTCCCTGATGCAATTACTATATCTAACAAGCTAGGTATTCGCCGTATCCAACTTGCTACATCAGCTACCCTGTTATCAGGGGCAGCAGCTTCAGGTAAAGTCTTTGCTGGCGATAACGCAACGGTTGACACCCTTAATCTTCGTTCTGGGGCTGTAGTAACCGACTGTGGCTTTGAGAACCTTACGGTTGAAGGCACCTTAGATGGCAACAACATCTTTAAAGACTGCACCTTAAATAACATTAATTACGTCAACGGTATTTTACAAGAGTGTTCGCTAACGGGTACTATCTCTATCGCTGGTGCTGCACAAGCTAACGTCATTAACTGTTGGTCAGGAACTGCTGGTATTGCGGATGATCAACTAGTTACGATTGACATGGGTGGTTCAGGAAACTCTCTGGCACTTCGGAATTACTCTGGCGGCTTAAAGCTAACTAACTACTCAGGTGGTGGCGCTATTACATTAGACTTCTCTTCTGGTCGTGTCGTAATAGACGCAACATGCACAGGTGGTGAAATAGGTATTCGTGGCATTGCTGATGTAACTGACAATAGTGCTGCTGGTTGTACTGTCCTAGATGAAACAGTTAATTCTTCGCTAGAGATCATAAATAATGGTGTTAAGAGCGCATCTATCCTAGTCCCACATACACAAGGGTTAAACTAATGGCCGAGTATCAAGGTAAACAAGTAACTCTGAACAAACCTAGACGTACAACAGGCGGAAGCAGTAAGTTTGAAGTCTTTGTGCAGGATGGTGACAAGGTTAAGCGGGTCTCGTTTGGTGATCCCAATATGAGTATCCGAAGAGACAACCCCAAGGCAAGAGCTAACTTTAGGGCTAGGCACAGTTGCGACACTAAGAAGGATAAGACAACTGCTGGTTACTGGTCTTGTCGTATGTGGAGTAGCAGTTCAGTTAGCAGTCTTACGAAGGCTTACACTGAGGAAAACTTCAAGCCTCACACGATGTATCACCCTGACACGGGAGAAAGTGTAAAGGTAACTACATTGCAAGAGCATTTAGACTTACAAGATAACGGATTTGAACACAAGATGACAAAAGCAAGTTCCTTCGGTAATATTACTAAGGTAGATGACGAAGAGCGCATTGTTTACGGATATGCTTCTGTCGTTACACACAAAGGCGAACTCATTGTAGATCGTCAGGGTGACATGATTGAACCTGAGACTATGGAAAAAGCTGCTACAGAGTTCATGCTAGGCGCTCGTAACGGCCTTACCATGCACAAAGGTCAGCCTACGACAACAATAGTTCACTCTATGCCTTTCACCAAGCAGATACAGGAAGCCTTTGGTATGACCTCTGACTACGAAGGTTGGATGATTGCAGTTAAGGTCCACGACGAAGAGACTTGGCAGAGAGTTAAATCTGGTGAGTTTACAGGCTTTTCCATTGGCGGTCAGGCAATCAAAGAAGAATTAGATTGAAGACCAATGACAACAAAATAAAGAATTTCTACTGGTTATCCCGTGATCTAAAAGCGGTAACTGGAGAAGAGTGCCATGTGGATCATATTGTTCCCATAAATGGTAAGAGCATCTGCGGTCTGCACGTTCCTTGGAACTTACAAGTGTTAACCGCAGGTATAAACCTAAGCAAAGGAAATCGGATATGACCGCTCTGCTTAAAAAACTACGGCTTAGTGAAGTCTCATTAGTAGATCGGCCAGCTTCGCCAGATGCAATGATTACCTTGTTTAAGCGTGATACCTTAGAGGACACAAACAAAATGACTGATGAAATGGAAGCCAAGCTAAAGGCATACATGGATGAAAACGGCGTTGATCGTGACGTAGCTATGAAAGCTATGAATATGTATAAGCGAGAAGATGTAGAAAAAGCTGAAGCTGAAGTAGCTACTCTTAAGGCTGACAATGAAATGCTGCGTAAAGGACTTATTGACAACGGTTTCACTATTTCGGCTACGGCAATCGAAAAGAAAGCTGAAGTTGAAACTATTGAAGTCGAAGGTGAATTGGTTGTTAAGTCTGACATTCCAGCCCCAGTATTGAAAGCCCTTGAAGCTGCTGCAGTTGAAAAAGCTGCTCACGTTGTAGAGAAAGCTGATATTGAACTTACAAAGAACGCTAGTGAGAAGCTCCCTAATTGGGATATTACAGTAGCTAAAGCTCTTGTTGAGAAATTTGCTGACGATGAAGCAATCATGCTTGCACTTATGGCCGCTGATGCAGCCTTTGATGCAGCAATGGAAGAATTTGGTAAATCTGATGTAGATGGAGACTTTGCGTCACCTGCGGATCAACTAGATGCCCTCGTAAAGTCCTATATGGACACAAACAAAATGAAGAAGAGTGAGTTTGCTAAGGCATACGCCGTAGTAGCTAAGACCGAGGAAGGTCGCACTCTAATTACCAAATCCTATAAAGGGGAATAATCATGGCTGTTATGCAATCACGTGATAACCGCACTTTCATCGCTAGTGAGTCTTTGGCCGCAGCACAATTCAAATTCGTTGAGCTAGTCGCTGGCGGAACCGTAGAAATCGCTGATGGTGACGCTACTCAGTGTGTAGGTGTTCTCTTGAACAACCCTGCTAACACTCAGGCTGCTACAGTTTGCGTCGAAGGTAAGGTTATGGTCCGGTGTGGTGGTACAATTACTGCTGGTGATCAACTTGTAACTAACATCTCTGGTGAAGCTGTAGAACTTTCTACTTCTTCTTCTGCAACTGCTATTACGATGGGCTTTGCCTATGAAGATGGTGTTGATAAGCAGATCATTGCTATGGAACTCATCCAAGGTGGCAACGCCACTAACCAGTCTTAATCTGGTATAAAGGAACACAAATATGCCTATGTTGACCCCATCCGCCGTCCATGTTGACGGTCCCTTGTCAAACCTAACACTTGCCTACGTTCAGTCCCAAGAAGTCTTTATCGCAGATAAGATTTTCCCTACTGTAGGCGTTGAGAAACAGTCAGACCTGTTCTATACATATGACCGCGCAAACATGAACCGCGCTGGTGACGTTAAGGAGCTTGCTCCGCGTACCGAAGTCAACCGCATTGGTCAGACAGTCTCCACCACACCTTACTTCGCCCGTGTGTACGGTTTGGGTATGGACTTTGGTGAGCAAGTTCTGGCTAACGAAGATACAGTACTTGACATCCGCGCTGCTGGTGCTCAAACACTTGTCAACCGTATGATGATTGACCGCGAAACTCGTTTTGCTAGCACATTCTTCACTAACGGTGTCTGGGGTACTAGTGTAACTGGTGCTACTAACGCTTCTGGCAACCAACCTGTTCTGTGGTCTGACTACACGAACTCGACACCTATCGCTAACGTAACACTGGCTGCTCGTACTATGCAGTTGGCTTCCGGTGGCTTTAAGCCTAACACAATGGTTGTCGGTGCTGAAGTACGTGACATTCTTGTTAACCACCCAGATATTCTGTCACGCTTGAATGGTGGTTCTACCATCCAAAACCCAGCGTTGATCCAGACTTCTAAGCTTGCTGAAATCTTTAATGTAGAGAACTTCTACGTTATGGAAGCTGTACAGAACACGGCTGCTGAAGGTCTTACTGAAGTTCCAGCGTTTATCGGTGGCGACAATGCTTTGCTTTGTTATACTCCACCTGCTGCTGGCCTCATGGTCCCTGCCGCTGGTTTGACATTCGCTTGGAACTCTATTCCCGGCGCAAATAACCTCGGTGTTACAGTTGAGTCCTTCTCTGACGATGGCCTTAAGCGCCAACAGGTTGCTGAGTTGATCCAAGTTAAGATGGCTTATGACATGCAACTCGTAGGCCCTGACCTTGGTTACTTCTTTAACCAGATTATTACCTAAGTTTAGGTTAAACTAAAGGGGTGTCCAGAGAAATCTGGGCATCACCCAATTATAAAATATATAACAGTAGAACTAAGGAATGTAAAATGGCGCACCCACCATGCTTAGGGTTTCAAGTCGATTGGCCTGTGTTTATCAAACAAGGTTTCTCAGGTAACGGAAAGATTTGGAAACAAGGTGATCACTTTAATTGGCTTGAGCTTGATATCCCGTTGGATAAAGTTTCAACCTTATATGACTATGGTAGAATCTACCATAACCCAGAAATTGAAGTTCAGAGTAAAGTAGGCGATAGATTATCTGAGATGGCTGGTCAACAACTAGCAACTCTAGTCACGCTTATGAATGCTGAAGTTAAATCTCGTACATCAAGTACTGCTGAGTTCGAGAAGAAGAAATGCAAGAAGTCCACTATTGACGTCAAGCAACGAGGTCTTATTCGTAGGTTCTTAAACAATAGTGATTGGATTATGGACGACTTCTATGAGATCAGAGATACCATTCTCTCGTAAGAGGGACCTAAAGGAGAGATAACTTGAGCTGGTCATATGATGCGACAGACTTAGATGTAACTACAGCCACTGGGCGGCTCAATACAATTAGGCTCCTAGTTGGCGATACTGAGACACTAGATCAACAGGTGCAAAACGAAGAGATTACCTTTGGTCTATCCCAGAACAACAACAGTATTTATAACTCAGCTTCATGGGTAGCTAGAGTTATCTCAGCCTCCTATGCCCGGAGAGTTACCTCCCAGATTGATGGTGAACTAAAGGCTGAATACTCTGACCTAATGTCGCATTACGCTAGTCTGTCAGATGACCTCAGGAACCAAGGTAAGACCTTAGGGTCAGTCCTTGGTGTTCAAGCTGGAGGAATGACAATATCTGGTGTTGACGCTGTTAGAGCTGATGACAACAGAGTTGCGCCTCAGTTCCGAATGGATCAATTCAAGAACCCACCTAGATATAACAAACCAGAATACGAATAGGAGCGTTAGATGACCTTCCGATCCTTTGATATACTCAAGTTAGTTGAAGACTTTGGCCAAGCCTTAGTCCTTCGTAAGACTACAACTGAGGGAACTTATGACCCAGCCCTAGGTGTCGTAACTGGTGCTGTAACTACGGACTTTAACTTTAAAGGTTACTTCTCTAATTTCACCAATAGTATACCTAATAACGAAGAAGTTAGACGTGGTACTCGAAGGTGTATTATCCCGGCCTTAGGTTTCGCTGTAGAGCCGGATGATGAGGACCTAGTATTAGGCCAAGGTGATGCTGTTGCTATTGTGAGAGTATCTACAGTTTATTCCTCAGGTACTGCAGTTTGTTATATCTGCGAGGTACAAGAGTAATGAGTAGTATACAGAGGACCTTTGATAACTTCAGAGAGAAGCTAGAGCTAAAGACTGCTGAGGCTATTGAAGA